CCTGGCAAGACTATTGTAGTTCAAGTTAGAGAAGGCCGTTGTACAGCAGAATGTACAAAACGGCATATTTTATACTTCTGCTAAAATGCTTTGGAGCTTATCAACCCGTTTTCTTACTAACGCCTTACCAAAAAAGAAAGCATCATCGAGAATCAGCTGTTCTGGCTGTTTAATATCAGGCCAGATGAAAATTCTAACAGCTTTGTTGCCAATACAGACCTGACGAATCCTCCGTCGGCAAAGGTTGATTTTGCGGCCAGAATGATCCTCCAGAAAATCGGAGTTGAGATCCCACAAACAGAAGAAGACTTTACAGGCCTTCTTATTGACAGGTTCGGGTACTCATTTCCGACTACCAAGGAGTTCTCTGAATTTTCACGTTCTACGGTTTCGGGTGCTGATCCTGTGGGAGATCCGGACGGCACACTGGTACTCTGGTATGACCGTGAAGAAACCCTGTTCATGAATATGGAGAAAATCATTATTCAGGAACGCCTCCGGAAGGGCTTTACGGATGGAGAGAATGTTGACGTTGACGGGTTTATAGCCTTTTCTCTGTCGGTCAATAACAGGAGAAAATCCCGCGCAGGCTTATCCTTCGAGAATAATCTTGAAGCCATATTCCGTGCAAACAATATCCGATATTCGCATACTCCAGTGACGGAGAACAGGTCCAAACCCGATTTCATATTTCCAAGTATTGAAATGTACAGGGATGAAAGTTACCCCGCTGAAAAGCTGACAATGCTTGGTGCCAAGACAACAGCAAAGGACAGGTGGAGGCAGGTTCTCGAGGAAGCCGACAGAATTGAAAAGAAGCATCTCATTACACTTGAAGCCGCGATCAGCGAATACCAAACCGATGAGATGATTAGCAGGAATCTTCAGCTGGTTGTACCTCACTCCATACAATCCACATTCACTGTGAAACAGCAGAGCTGGCTGTTCTCTGTCCGAGATTTTCTACACTTGGTTGAAGACAGGCAGAACTTTTATAATGACTGGGGCAATTAACGATGGCAGATATTAAGTCTGCCAAGGCACGAAGCAAAAACATGGCGGCCATTCACAGCAAGGACACCAAGGCAGAGATTGTTCTCCGAAAAGCTCTGTGGCATAAGGGATATCGATACAGAAAAAACGTGAATTCACTTCCCGGGAAACCGGATATAGTTCTTGCCAAGTATAGGATCTGTATTTTTGTGGACAGTGAGTTCTTTCACGGAAAAGGATTTAACGACGGGTACCAGAGCAGGAAATATACCAGTCTGAGAGAACAGCTGGAACACAGCAATCATCCCGGGTTTTGGCTTGAAAAAATTCAAAACAATATGAGTCATGACCTGAAGGTGAATGCAGAACTAAAGGGAAAAGGCTGGAAAGTACTGAGATTTTGGAGCAAGGATGTATTGGGTGATACAGGAAGATGTGTACAGACCATAGAGGAGGCCGTGTTGGATTCTAAATTGGAATAAGCGAAAGCGTTAGTAAAGAACCATGTTGCAGATGTATGTTGCATCCTCATTACTGAAGATGCAACATTCTATCCTCTGGAGATATACGATTCTTGTTCGGATTCTCGCCGCATCCTCTCGAGAGTACATATCGTTATAAACGGAAACACACATGGCAAGAGGGTAAACATTTGCAGGCAGTAAGGGAGACATTTTGATACGATAAGCAGCTTCGATTAAGACGCTGAAGCTAAGTTGACGGAAAATGATGAGGGCATGTTTTTTTGTTGACAAGCCTTTTTATTTTTGCTATATTGTTCGCATGGCAGCGAACATGCAACTAAGTAAAAAATGTAAAAATGTAATAATGGGAAAAAGGTGAGATCATGGAATATAAGAACTTTGGAGAATTTTTAAGTTCAAAGAGGAAAGAACACAATCTCACCCTGCGTAAAATGGCAGATCTACTGGGTATATCCGCTGCTTTCCTGACAGACGTTGAGAAAGACAGGAGAAATCCTTTTGATCAGGACAAACTGGAAAGAATATCAGAGATCTTCCATTTGAGCGAGGATGAGCGTTCCCAGATGATGGACCTTGTCGGGGAAAAGAGGGATACCGTCCCTCCCGATGTCCAGAGTTATGTTAAACCCCGCGCTTATGTCAGCGCAGCGCTGAGGACTGCTCGGGACCTCGACGCCAGCGAGGAAGATTGGCAGAAATTTGTAGATGAATTGAAAAGGCGAAAGGGGTAAAGCACCATCAATGTACAAGCCGCAAATACGCAGGAAGAAGTCCGGGATACCCGTCCTCAGCAAAGATGAGATCGACGATATTGCTGAGAACTTGCTGGCTGATTACAATCCCGAATGGATCAAACACCCGCAGGAGATTGATATTGACCTGTTTGCGCAAGAGTACCTGAAAGCGGACCAAGATTTCCAATACCTGTCACACAACGGTATCTATCTGGGAATGACTGTATTCAATGACAGTGACAGGGTTGTAGTTTTTAATCCGGAAAAAGGTCAAGCGGATTATGTCAGTGAGAAGGCCCGTACGATAATTATAGATACGGGCCTATTGGAAAGAGGACAGGAACACCGCTACCGTTTCACTATGGGACATGAGTGCGGGCATCTTTACCTTCATCCGCAGTATTTCACCATTGATCCGAACCAGATGACTTTGGATATGTTCATGGATATGGGGCCCCAGAAGCCGTCCTTTATTGTTTGTCGGGAGGATATGTACAAACTGGGAGCAAAATCAAAAGTCTGGGATGACCGTAATACGCTGGAATGGCAGGCAAATTATTTTTCAGCGGCGATCTTGATGCCGCATTCAATGGTAGCGGAACTTTACCGTCAGGAGCGAATGATGTACGGGCGTGATCCCCGCATGATCCATCGATTGGCAGACGAGATTGAAAAGGTTTTTAACGTATCCCATGAGTCATCGGTTTACCGTCTTCAGGACCTTGGTTATACAGAGGCGGGGTGTCTTGTCGGGGACAGGGCACTTGATTCGCAAATTGAATGGGGCATGGAGCAGGGTTTGATCTGAACGTAGCGGACCCGATTACGGGTCCGTATATTTTTACACTCGTCGTTCGCAAAATAGCGAACACACCCCAAGAGGGCACAGTATGAATCGGTGTATCTACTAAATACATGCTATGGTACTATGCTGACATCAAGATATTGTGGAGGGCAAGTCAATGGAAATAAAAAACTTTGATGCTGTTATTACGGCTTACAAGGCGGCTGAGGGGACTGACCTGATCAAAGAAGGCGACGTACGTTCGAAGTACACGGAGGTCGCGGAAGCGTTAGGTGTTGACACAAAGCTGTTGCGCAACCACGCAGGTGTGGACATTTGTAAGGACTATGACCGGATTACGGACCAGACGCCCCTTGTGGTCGGGGAGGATGACATCCCTTTTGTTGTGGAGGTCGTCCGGAATTATTGCAGCCCGGATTATCAAAATATCCGCAGGAGGGACTTCAGGGATGTCCCGCTTCCTACGATCAAATACCTGATTGAGCGCTTCACAAAGCTGCTTTTTGACCTAGGGCATGAACGGAAGACGCTTGTCAGCCAGATTGAGTCTATGGAGATGGTGACGCAGTACTCCTTGAGGGTGCAGAAGAAGGAAGCACTGGACAGAATCGCTGAACTCTCTCGTGAGATAGTAAAAGAAAAACGGTTCCGCGATTATATTGATTACGAGGATGCCTTCCAGAAGGGAAACTATGCGCTACGTAAAATATTTGAGTGTACTTCTGATATTGATGGCGTCTGGCGTGAATATGATAATGTCCGGTTTGACATCTATGACCGGGAATACGAAATAATGTATGAGGAGGATACCACGACAGAATTACGCTGGAGCCAAGAGGACAGGGTTGAGGACAAACTCAGGAAGAATCCGGAGTATGTGAAATTAATGGACCGCAAACGAGAACTGTCACAAGATCCCAAGGGGTTTGTAAAAAAGTGCATGCCGAATTAAAGCATATCGAGGAGCGTATGAAAGAAATTCGAACGGAGACCGAACAGTCCCTGTTTGGCAGAACGCTGGAAACGATTCCGGATGATTTCCCGAGGATTCAAGAAAGCCCTGAGAACGTAATGCAGCAGGCTATAGCGCAGCGTAAAGCATTTTTGGAGCAGATGAAGAAAGAGGACGAGGAATGGAAAAAGAAACCTAAAAAGACGATTCCAAAAGAAAAAATGGATGAATATATCAGGAAATGGCGCAAGGATACCCATCAGCTGGAAGTATGGGATTATCTCCAATAGCAACCCCGGGTCCGCTTTCGGGCGGGCCCATCATTTTGGACATTAAGTTCGCATGACAGCGAACAAGCATTAGATTCCGGAGGTTTATATGGTAAATCAGGAAACGGATAATTACAAAGGCGTTATCGTTTGCCCGTTCTGTGGTGCAAAAACATTCGTGGAATTTGGCGCACATGGACGGGCAAGCACACAGTGCAGGTGCAAGAAATATTTGGTGTTCGATTATGACCAGATGGTTGCGATACCAAGCAAGCCGAAGCGCGGCTTATCTATGCGGTTCAGGACAACAGAATAATCAAGGTATTACCACCGAGACATAGGGGCCGTAAGTAAGCCACCGCTGAGCCGGGGTAAACCATGACAGGTGATCCATTTGTGATCACTGGTTGTGGTTTATCCCGGCTTTTTCTGTGTAGGGATAAATTCTGACATATTTATTTACAGAAAAGAATCTCGCAATGGCACGGAAAGGAGTTTGCATGGAGCGCTCACCGCCAAAAACGATACATATGCACAACTACAGGTAGTAACTCAAAAACAAATTATCTCAAAGCTATGGGTGCACACACGGCGGCGGGATACAGAAGGAATTTTCACTACGGCGATGGCCGTAGTGAATTCCGGATGTGTCCACCGTCTGTTCGTCGCACCCTTTTTTGCTGCGGAACCGGTGGAGTGATCTGCCGGTTCCTTATGTGTCCTGCCGCCTGCACCAGCGGAAAGGACACAAAATGGCAAAGCATGATATCGGCAATGCTGCAGATGACAGGATTGAGAAGAAGTCCAAGTTCGACCAGAACCGGACAGCGTTCGTTGACCCGAAAACAGGGGACTATGTCTTTAACGAATGGGTAAATCTGGGGACCGACAAGTACCCGAAATGGGCTCTCCGTGAAGTCGCCCGTATCCCGGCTGAAATGGGCAAATGGGTAAAGCTCCTCGATGAGGATGATGCAGCAGTCGACCTGCAGAATCGGTATGAAGCAGAACATCGGGATCTCACTACGGAAAACAAGAAACAAGCCAATCAGGCAATGGAAGATGATGATTCCGTTGCCGACGATGGCCAGAGTGGGAATCCAATGGAAGACATCCCGGAAAGGAATACGGAGCCTGAGACCATTCTTTTTACAGAACCCGAAAAGAAGGATCCCCGTATCCAGCAGATTGAGCAGACGAAGGTGACGCATCTTACGGAGGAGCAGCGGAACCTTTACTACGACCATGTCGGGCAGCAGATGTACCTCGAGGATATCCGGAAGGAGAAAATCAGCGTGACCGGGAAGAATATCACGCAGCAGGCGGTATCCAAGCAGTGGAGGAAGACTATGAAGATCTTCTGTGACGACCTTGGGGTGGAGATGCCGAAGACTCGCGGAAAGAGGAAGAAGGACGATTAATCAGAAATCGCCGGGGAGGTTGTTGTTTTCGCCTTGTAGTAGGGAGGACAACAGCCTCCTTTCCTGTTGGCATAGTGCCTGCGGGAATCAATGATTCAAAGGAGCAGAGTATGGAAAAAACGCCACCTTCATATCATTACCTGCCGATGCCGGTCAAAGGACGACCGTATGCACACCAGCAGGCCGCATTCGATTTTGCCTGCGATTTGTTCGGCCTCACGGATAACCGGAGGAAATCCCCGGGCTGCGCCATCCTTGCGGAGATGGGCTGCGGGAAAAGTTTCATAGCCATCGGGATCACCGGGATACTGTACCAGTTCGGAAAAGTGAACAGGGTGCTGATTGTCGCGCCGCTTTCCGTCCTTGGCACATGGGAATCGGAGCTGGAGCGCTTTGCAGCATATCCGTACCACATGACCGTATTGTCGGGGACGATGGAGAAAAAAAGGCAGCAGGTAAAAGCGGCAAAGGCGGCTGATGATCTGGAGATCCTTGCCGTGAATTACGAGAGCGCATGGAGGCTGGAGAAGGAGCTGACAGAATTTGCGCCGCAGCTCCTGTGCTGTGATGAGGCCCATCGGCTGAAGGACCCGCACTCCCGGCAGAGCAAAGGAATACAGCGCATCTCCGAGTATGCGGATTATCGGCTCGTACTTACCGGCACGATTATCACCGGAAAGGAAATTGATGTATTTAGCCCCTATAAGGTGCTGGACCCGAGGATATTCGGCAGCAGCTTTTACAGCTTTCGGAACAGGTACTTTGACATGGTCGGATACGGCGGTTATACCCCGGCATTCCGTGAGAGCATGACGGACGATTTTCTGCGCCGATTGCACAGCATCGCGTTCCGGATTACTAAGAAGGAGTGCCTTGACCTGCCCGCTGTCACGGAAGAAGTACGTACGGTTTCTCTGGAGCCGAAGGCCCGGAAACTGTATGACGAAATCGAGATGGAGAGCTACACGTCACTGAAGGGTTCGGAGGTTACGACGGTAAATATCCTCACGAAAATCCTGCGGCTGTCCCAGCTCACCGGCGGGTTCATCACGGATGACGATGGCAATGTAATGCAGGTGTCGACGGCGAAACTGGATGCGCTCTCCGACATCATTGATTCTGCAATGGAGGACGACAACAAGGTTGTCGTGATGGTGCGTTTCGTCGCGGAGATGGATGCCATTGAAGCAATGCTGCAAAAGAAAGGCATCCGGTATTCCCTGATCAGGGGCGGCGTGAACGACCGGCAGGAACAGATCGACCGTTTCCAGAAGGACCCCGGCTGCAAAGTATTCGTGGGCCAGATTGCGGCAGCAGGACTTGGTATCACGCTCACGGCGGCGCATGTCATGGTGTTCTACTCCATGGATTATTCGATGGCTAACTTCGAACAGGCGAAGGCCCGGATCCACCGCGTCTCCCAGACGGAGAACTGTCATTATGTCTACCTCTGCTGCAAGAACACCATTGACAGGAAGGCCCTTCGGGCGCTCCGGGACAAGGTCAACCTTGCCAAGACGCTGGTGGATGATTACCGGAAGGGATCAAACCCGTTCCGCTGATATAGTTGTTCTTTTGGGCTTGTAGTATAGGAGGATTTTTATTATGGAACAGGAGCAGATTTTTGAACTCGCAGACAAACTGAAGACAGCAAAGGATCGCAAGAAGGAGCTCGAAGCGCAGGTGAAAGAGCTGAACGGGGAGATTGATTCTCTGGATACGGCGCTCTCGGATGCAATGGCAGACGCGGATGTCGATAAGTTTTCCCGAAACGGATCCACGTTCTACCTGAACAGCCGGTTGTTTGCTTCCCCGCAGGCCGGCAGGAAGGATGCCCTAATGAAGGCGCTGAAGGACAACGGGTACGGGTCCATTGTTGTTGAGACGGTGAATGCCAATACGCTGGCATCATTCTGCAAGGAGCAGCTGGCTGCAAACAATGACGAGCTCCCGGATTGGCTCAGGGATGTCGTGAACACTTTTGACAAGGTTACAGTCGGCATCCGGAAGAGCTGAGCGGCGTGGTTGTTCTTTTGGGCTTGTAGTAGGAGGCATGGTGCTTCCTACTACTTTCATTATTACAGGAGGACAGGATATGTCTGAAGAAAAGAACGAAGTTATGAAGACGAGCGGGTTCGCTGCGCTCAGCACACAGAACATGGAAGGTCTGATAGATGAGGACCTGAACGGTCTCACCATCACACCCGACAGGATCAAAATTCCGTCCGGGGGATCCACGGCATTCGAGATCCCGGGAGACGGGGATGATTCCGAAATGGTTAAGGAGATCACCGGTGTGATCCTTTTCCACCACCCCGCATACGCATACTACAGGGAGAAATTCTCCGGTGGCTCCAATCCTCCGGACTGCGGCAGCTTTGACGGGATCACCGGCGTGGGTATCCCGGGAGGTGCATGCGCTACCTGCCCGTATAACCAGTTCGGGAGCGGAGAGGGCCAGAGCAAGCTCTGCAAGAACCGGCGCCAGATTTACATCCTTCCGGAGAACGAACTGTTCCCGATGGTACTTTCCCTTCCGACCGGGAGCCTGAAGGAGTTCACGAAGTACGTGAAGCGCCAGCTTACCAAGGGAAGGAAGCTCTCGCAGATCGTGACAAAGCTCTCCCTGAAGAAGGCAACCAGTGCATCCGGGATTGTATTCTCGCAGGCGGTATTTACATATGTACGGCCCCTGACCAGTGAAGAGCAGGCTGCCGTGGCACCTCTGGTTCAGCAGGCAAAAGAGTACAGTACTCAGCTGACCGTGGATGCACTAACGGATGTCGTGTCGCCTGCAGATAGCAATGTTCCGTTTATTGATCCGGAAACTGGAGAAGAGATCCAGCCGTTGAAATAATTGGTCGGGATCTGGTTATCGAGCCGGGAGAAGGCAGCAGGCTTTCTCCCGGCATTTCTGCAAGGAGAAAAGATATGGAAAAGAATTATAAAAGCGTGACGGACCCGGAAGAACTGGCATCTTACCTGTCCGGACCGGGACCTTATGCATGGGATTATGAAACTGCAGCAAACCACGAATGGCGCGATGATCCAAAAGCTGCGCTGGATCCGCACAAGGCCCATGTAAGCGATTGCAGTTATAGCAGGGCGCCGCATGAAGGAATCTCTGTTCCGATTGCCCACTTAACCGGAAGAAATATGGATCCGGATGCTTTCTGGAAAATTCATAAGGAATTTGCGCAGGACCGGACTAAGGTGAAGGTCTGCCACAACCTCGCTTTTGAGTCAGCATTTACATATGCTCAGGGAATCGTGATACAGGCACCGGTATATGACACGATCTGCGCCAGCCAGATGACGCTCAAGAGCAATTTTGAATTCAGGAAGCTGCAGGATTCGGGCCTTAAGAATCTGGCGCAGCATCTCCTGCATGAGGACGTCCATACTTTCGAGGAAGTGTCCGGGGGCAGGCCGTTTGATGAGCTGGATGCGCAGGATCCGAGGGTGGTGCAGTACAGCTGCGCTGATTCCGATTACACGATCCAGCTGTATTATCTTTTTAATCAATGGTTCAGGCAGTACCTGCCGAAGCATGAATGGATTGTCAGGAATATTGAATCACCGACAGCGGTGTACCTTGGACTGATGAAATATAACGGTGTGCCGATTGACCGGGAACTGATGGAGCAACGGAAAGAGGAAGCGGAGAAGGAGATGGCTTCGCTCCGCGAGAAAATAGCGTTCATAATCGGTGATGTGAATATCGGCAGCAACTGCAGCACCATGGCTTTCAAGAACTACCTGTACCATGACCTTGGGCTCCCGGTCATGAAGACTACCGGCACGGATCGTGCGGCAGCGGATGACCAGTCGATGCAGATGCTGCGGGAGTGGTGCGACCGGAACAGGCCCGAGTTGTCTGAGCTCTTCACGCTGGTGGAACAGTACCGGAAATGGGGCAAGATCATGAGCACTTACATTACCGGCTACATGAAGCACATTAACCCTGCGACCGGCAGGATCCACCCGAGTTTCTACGCCCTGTCGACAGAGACCGGAAGGATGAATTGCAAGGCGCCCAACATGCAGAACTGCTTCGATGATAAGACCGAGATCCTTACAAAGCGCGGATTCATTCTTTTCAAAGATTTACGGGAGGACGATGTTGTAGCTCAATGGGAAGAGAACGGAAAAATATCATTCGTAAGACCGCTTGATCGTATATGCCACAGCTATGATGGCGAACTCGTACACCTGAAAAATCAGCATATAGATCTACGCATGACTCAGGACCACAGATGCCTGATTCAGAACAGGAGAACAGGAAAATTTGAAGTCGTAAGTGCGGAAGAATACCCGGAAGACCATAAGCAGATTCATGCGGGAGAATATGAATTCGGAAATATTCATCTCTGTCATGACGAGGTCGTTCTTCTGACAGCTACACAGGCCGACGGATATTATCATGATGGCGGCATAGAATTCAGCTTCATGAAGGCGAGAAAGTACAGAAGGCTGATTGATGTCCTGAAAAGAAATGATATCAGGTATTCTGATACGCAAAAGAAGAACGGCGAAGTTCATATAAGAATCTTCAAGGGAGAGATAACAGGAAGAATCATCTCACTCCTTGGGGACGAGAAGAAGTGGGGATCGTGGGTCATGGATTTTGATAAGGAAACGGTTCAGGACATTCTGCATGAGCTTTCCCATTGGGATGGATGCTTCACGCGAGGTGAAAATTACAGTTCTTCCGTCAGGGAAAATTCTGACTGGATGCAGATCCTCTATGCACTTAACGGCATGAGGGCGCATATGAGAAGCTACGATAATGGAAATCCCAATGCAAAACTGAACTGGCAGCTTGATGTCATCGATAAGAATTACAGTTTAACCACAAACGTCAGTAAAACCCATGAACCGTACAGAGGTAATGTTTACTGCGTAAGCGTTCCGAGCGGCTATATCATGGTAAGACGCGGCGGGCAGATATGCATCACAGGCAACTGTCCGAGAAAAACGAATGACCCGATTGGTGTGCGGAACTTCATCAAAGCTCCGGATCACTGCCTGATTATCAGCTGTGATTACAGCCAGATTGAACTTCGCGTCGGCGCTTTTTACCTTGGGCAGGTCGGCGACGATACTATGAAGAAGGTCTACCTCGAAGGACAGGACCTGCATGCGAAGACGACATCCATCGTGTTCGGCGTCCCGTATGAGCAGGCGCATGACAAGAATTCACCTAACTACAAGGAACACCGGACGATTGCAAAAAATGTAAATTTCGGTGTGTTCTACGGCTTATTTCCGCGAGGGCTGCAGCGAACACTGAAATTTAAGGCAGGCGTTGAGAAATCCTATGAGGAGTGCGCCGCTATGATCGAAAATCTGAAGGCTGGATATCCGGGCCTGTCCGTATGGCAGGATGAAGTAAAAGTGCTGGCATCGCGGAAACTGTATACAGAGACGTGGCTTGGGCGGCGCAGGTACCTTCCGAATATTAACAGTGATGACTGGGGCAAGAAGTCATTTGCTGAGCGGTGCGCCATGAACACCCCGATACAGGGAACCGCAGCGGATATTCTGAAGATGGGATGTGCGAGAATCCTTGCCGGTTTGCAGGAAAGGCCGTGGCTCAAACCGATCCTGCAGATCCATGATGAGCTGACTTTTATAATCCCGGAGGACAGGCTGCGGGAGGCGGTGGACTATATCAAGAGCTGTATGGAGCCTAAGCCGTTCCCCGAGTTCGACCTGCCGCTTGTGGCAGAGGCATCGGCTGGCAGGACATTCGGGACGATGAAGGAACTGGATGATTGAGAATGCGGGTCCTGACCAAACTGTGTCAATGTGTTAGCAATCGAATTTATCAATAAACGATTATAATAATGTGGCTATCAGAATCGGCCAAGAACGATTGTGATACAATGCTTTTGCTGCTATACTTTCCGTACAACGTTAGCGAAGAGCTGCGTGGAGACAACCTGATCAAGCGCTTCCCCGCAGCGGAAAGGAAGACAGATGAGTTACAAAGGACTGACAATCCGGTATGAAAACGGGACGAACACCATCGTCGACTTGAATGTGAACAGGACATATAAAGCGGGGGAGCTTTTGTGCGAACTCCTGCAGGGAGACAGCGAAGAAATCCTCCGCTCATGGCCCCGGTTATTTATCACGCACTACAACCGCATAGCAGACGATGTTGATCCATATAATATTGATCTCGCAATTTCGGATGTCGAACACAAAATCAGCAGTATAGAGGAAGATATGCCGCTTACGGTATGTATGCTTAAGGCAATCTTCTGCAGGGAAATCGACCGGTTCAGGACGGTCATTGATCGTAATGAACAAGAGGTGGATGCGCTTGAGGCCAAGATGAATAATGAACTCTATGATAATGATGTGCGGCAGATCTTCATTCCGGGGACTATTCATTTTGATGACATGGGCGGCTACCTGAAAGCCTGCTATTTCAATTATCTTGCTGATGTTCTTGACGGGACGCTGTTCTTCTATGCTGCGGCAGCCAAGGAAACCAACAAAATGGTTGAAGGACAGGATGAGCAGTATGAGCGGGTCCTGACGGAACTGGAGACATCCGACCATATTGATGGCCTGCAGGTCAAGATTCAGTATGACCGGGATAGTAAGAAGTTTTCCACAGTCTATGAAATACAGAGCATGCGGGCCCTGTTGGCATTCGAATTTGTCCATATGCAGGACTGTGGCACCATGATCAAGCAGTGCCAGAACCCGGAGTGCGGAAAATATTTTGTGGCGAGAAGGAAGAATGCGATCTACTGTAATTATCCTTCCCCGCAAAACTATCAGAGGACATGCCACGAGGTTTATCCGCAGATCAAAAGCGAGCAGAAGAGGAAGAAGGACCAGCTGAATGATATGTTCAGGAAGGCGCAGTCCCGCCTCCTTATGAATATGAAGCGACATCCTGAATCCAAAGATTATTATGAAGAAAAAAAGCAAAAACTTGTAACCGGCCGTTTTGAAAAAGAACAGGCAATTCAGAACGGCGAAATGTCAATGAAAGAGTATAAGAACTGGCTCGACCAGTTCAGATGAGGAGCACATATAATGAACGAAAGTATTTTTACAGCACTTGCAGGAATCTTTTCAGGTAAAGGCGGCGGGCTCAAGCTGGCAATAGTTTGTATTGCGGCCCTTGGACTTGCCAGCGTGGTTACCGACAACGATTATGAAATGGATGCACGCACAGCAAAAGGCGGCAGGTTCAAGATGAAGCCGCATCGCAGCAGTGAGGATGAAGCCCCTGAAGAGGAAGAAGACGGCGGTGATCCGGATCCGGACCCGGCAGTGGCAGGGGAGCCTGTATGACACCGGCAGCAGAGGAGCGTCTGGAGATGGTCCTCACGGATACGGAGCTTCGCAGGATTTGGGGAGTGCAGGGCGGCCCGGTCTACATTGACCTCCATGGGTTGTCCTGCCGGGAGGCAAGGCGGCTTTTGGGAAACGTCATCAACCTGCTGCGCGGGCCCGCAAGCATCAAGGTCATTCATGGGTACCACCATGGTACGGCACTCCGGGACATGGTGCGGACGAACTTCTGCAACATCCATGTATACGCCGTGCAGCCAGATGACGCAAACCAAGGCCTGACGACGCTTCAGGTCGCATGAAAAACTGAATATCGGAAACAAAGAGAAGGGTCTCGCCATAACGGCAGGGCCCTTGATCTTTACTGTTTTATCTTCGGGGGATAATTCGGGTTCTTTATCGCGCCCTTCAGGAAATTGAAATAATTACGATGTTCGACTATGGTGCCATCCTCAAACTCTACGTCGATATCTATGGCTTTCCGGTAGCGCAGGACTTTCATTTTCTGCCCGGACTTTGACGTGACCTCTTGCCCTTCACGCTGTTTCCTCGTGAACTCAGGTACTTGGTTCGCACAATACGGGCACCCCGTGTGACCGTATATCCTGTTATACGGAGCCGCTTTGTAATCGTGGCCGCACTTTGCGCAGTGCCACCACACTTTGCGCTCGCTGCCAGCTTTTATTTCCGTCGGCTCGATGTCCGTGTTTTTGTGGGACCACTCCTTCAGGATCTCCGGGTTTGTCGTCGCGAGGTCGTTCTCCCCGGGAATGGCGAACCTGCCATAGCAATAGGGGCATCCCGATTCCCTGTTGGTCCTGCTGTTGATCGACGCCTGCCATTCATGGCCTTTGGAGCATCGCCACCAGACTTTCCTGTTTATTTTCGGCAGGATTTTGTGCGGGTCGACTTTACCGTTTTTCCCAAAATCCCATTCCTTCATCAGGTCAGGGTACAGCGTAGCGAAATCCGTCTCGCCGGGGATGGCACGTTTTCCGGAACAGTAAGGACAAAGAGTGTGTTCACTTGTGCGATTGTTTATAGAATCATACCATTCGTGGCCTTTGGAGCATTTCCACCAAACTTTGCGCATGCTCCCATAAGAGAACATTTCAGGAGCGAGGGTTCCGTTTTTCTCGTAGTCCCACTCATCAGCAATGTCGGGGAACTTGGTGCTGAGCGAGTGGTTAACTTCATATTGATGGTAAGTGTCCAAGATAGCCAACTGGTCCCGTGCAACATCGATATTTGCTGTACCACCGATGTGTGCAAATAAGGATGTGATAGCAGCATTCAGTTCGTTGTCAGAAGGGGTTGGCTTAACCCATATAATGCCGCAGTCTTCAAATGATGGCAGCCCGTTTTCACGAACGCGAATCAACCTGATTCCTGCTTCCCGGCATGATGAGTTTTTTTGGATTTCTTTTTGCACCCGGTGGCCGTGATAAGCGACACCGTCATATTCGACTGCAACCTTAATGCTCGGGACATAGATGTCCAACTCAAAGCCGAGATGGGTATCTGTATTGACGGCATCCGGATATGTTTGTGAAAGATAGTAGTAAATTGCCTGCTCAGGGTATGATGTGTGGGAATGACAATATGGACAGCCACTTCCTTTGGCCCTTGTATAAATCGGCGCCTGCCAGCTGTGTCCATATTTTTTGCATTTCCACCAGATTTTTATCCTGCTTCCAGCAGTGAAATCTTCAGGCTTTAAGTCACCGTTTTTTTCATAATCCCATTCATCAATTAGTTCGGGTGCGACCGTTCTTAAATCTGTCTTCCCGGCGATTAGATTCCGTTTCCTATTAGACAAGGCGGCAGATTTCGCGCCGCATTTTGGACAGCCATGGCCACTGGTACGATTGTTACCTGATGCCCTCCATTCGTATCCGCAGACATGGCACTTCCACCAGAACTGTTTATTGCTCCCGGGGATTACATCGGACGGGGTGATATCGCCGTTTTTTTCGTAGTCCCAGTCAATGGCAATATCGGGACGCAGAGTCTGCATGTCGTTGAATCCCTTCAGGACTTTTCTATTTGCACAGTACGGGCAGCCCCTTTCAGCGCGGTTTGCAACATTCGATTGCCACTCATGGCCTTTGGAGCATTTCCACCAGACTATTTTCTGGCTGCCAGCAGTGACTTTCTCAGGCGTCAATTCACCGTTTCGATCATAATCCCACTCTGCCGCGAGATCCGGGTTTTGGCTTTTCAGGTCATTGAATCCGGGAAGTACTTTCTTCCCGGCGCAATATGGGCAACCGCGATTCAGGGAAGTGCGGTTTGAGATCCTTGCATGGTATGAGTGACCTTTCGGGCAGATCCACCATGCGTAATCTCCGCTGTGCGAGGTAACTTCATCCGGGCTTTTCTGATTCTTTTTATAGTCCCATTCTTTTGCAATGTCGGGATATGCCTTGAGCAGGTTGTCTGCCAGAGCTTTCTTGCGCTGCGCGGCAGCAGTGCGCTTCCTTCCGCATACCGGGCATCCGGTCAGGATACCGGAATTTGACCTGTTTCGGCTGTTCGGGCTGGTTTCCCACTCATGCCCGCATACACTGCATTTCCACCAATATTTCTTATTCGTATGCGCCGGTATGTCTGACGGGAGGATATCGCCGTTTTTCTCATAGTCCCACTCTGCCGCGACAAGCGGATACTGGCTTGCCAAGTCATTTATTCCTTTTATTACAGTAATTTTCGGCATTCTTCCGGTTCACCTCCTCCCCATCCAATATAGCAGAAAACCGGGCCTGTTAGCTCACCTATTATTCGGTTGTTGTTTCGGGCTTGTAGTAGGTGGACATGATGATCACCTGAAAAAATCGTAAGGGAGGAACCCGCTATGAGAAATTCCGAGGGTTATATGGACCCGACCGCCACAGCAGCAATGAACAATGTGATGAGGGAATACAAGGAAAAGCAGAAAGCAAAATTCAGGAAGAAATATGAGATGACGCACAGGAAGAAGGTCTACGTCGTTTCGCCCTACGCAGGAGACGTAGATGCCAACATTGAATCCGCGAAACGTTACTGCCGCTTTGTCATCGGAAAAGGATATATGCCGATTGCAAGTCACCTGCTTTACCCGAGGATCCTCAAGGACGCCGACCCGGCGGAGCGTGAACTTGGGCTCATGTTCGGATTGTCCCTGCTGGCCTTGTCAGACGAGGTCTGGGTTTTTACGGCCAATGGTGTATCGGACGGGATGAAGCAGGAAATCCATGAAGCAAAGCGCCTGAAAAAGACCGTGCGCACATTCGGGGAGGTGAAGTGAAATGGAAATGGTTCCTCTTAATATTTCCGCTCAGGATGTCCTGAACGCACTGTTCAATGCGGATGAGACCGTATGTTTCCGGATCTTCGACGACAAGAAGCGCGGGATGTTTAAGGGCCTCTCACTTGAGTGCGCCTGCTCCAGATACACGACGACCATGGAGAAGGCCCTGCACGACCACAACAAGATGGATCGGGGTATTTTTTTCGTCGTGAACTACGGCGGCCAGAAGGATGAGGACATTACCCGGATCAATGCCCAGTTCGTGGAATCGGATGAGCTGAGCTTTGAGGAGATGGGAAAGTGCATCGATGCATTTCCCTTACCACCATCAATGGTCATAAAGACTTCAAAGTCCCTGCATACATACTGGTTCATGAAAGGCAAACCCGAGGTCAGCCGTTTCCGGACGATTCAGAAGCAACTGGTGAAGCAGTTTGACGGCGACATCAAATGCCAGAACGAATCCAGAGTTATGAGGCTGCCGGGGTTTTACCATTGCAAGCAGAATCCGGTCATGGTGTCCTGTGTGCTTTTCCATCCGGAGCGTAAGTACACGCAAGATGAGCTTGCAGCTGTTCTCCCGAAAATCGAGGAGGACAAGCCGACGGAGAAAATGACAGGCTCAGAGAAGGGCCTGTCCATTGTCATGCATGAGTGTGATTTCCTGAAGCACTGCAAGTCTGATGCGAAGACCCTTTCCGAGCATGACTGGTATGCCATGATCACAAACCTTGCCGGCTTTGAAGGTGGCGTTGATATGATCCATGCCCTCAGCCATGATTACCCAAAATATTCGGAAGCGGAGACCACTGAGAAGATCAATCATTTCCTGAAATCTGGGACACGTCCGATTACCTGCAAGACTATCGCGGAGAAGGGATTCAAGTGCCCGAGGCTGGAAAACGGGGAGTGTAAGTGCAAGGCCCCGGCGGCACTCTGCTACCTTCCAGTCAGTATTGAAGGACTGGAAGCCTTGGTTGCCGAGCTACCTATCACGAATATGCCTCTGGCGGATATGGAGACAGCGTCTAAATACGTTGAGGAGTATCTCTATAACCAAGATGTGACAATAGCATCTGCAGTGATCAACGATACCCTGAAGAAACATTTCAAGTTCAGCGCAACAGACGTACGGGCACTCTTGTCATCCTACAAGATGAAAAACAGGGAGTACCGTTCCGGGCTGAAGAGCAGGCAGCACAAGGTTTCAGACGAGCTGCCTCTTTGGTACCTGCCGACGGAACGAGGGCTTAAATTCATGCCGAAGGTGCTGGCCGATGACATGACGAAAAATGAGAAGGTGATCTATGCAGCTGAGCAGCACTACCTTTATGAAGAAGGCGTCTACGTCCCGATCCCGGAGATGACAGCACAACGCATGGTGCAGGAAAAGATGCTGGCTCAGGAGTGCCGATTTTCACAGATCACGGATGCAGAGAAGCAGTGGCGTCTTCAGGTTTGCAAGGAGATAAGGGAGCTCAATTCCAACCCGTTCATGATCAACGTTAAGAACGGAGTATACAACGTGCTCGAGGGGAAACTGTACGACCATTCCCCTGACCTTTTGTCGACGATCCAGCTGAACGTCCGGTATGCCCCGGAAGCAGACTGTCCGTTGTTCAAGAAGTTCCTGTATGACTCTATGGAGGGCGATGAGGCCCAAGTAAGGCTCCTGCAGGAGATGCTCGGGTATTTCCTTGTGCCGATTACAAAGGCACAGAAGTGCTTTGTCATCGTAGGGGCAGCAGGCGCCGGGAAATCCGTCCTCCTGAACGTATTGAATGAGATCCTGCTTGGCGGGACCAATGTCAGCAACGTGTCGTGGCAGGCCCTGAATGAGAGGTTTAAACCTGCGGAGCTCTTCGGGAAGCTCGCAAACATCTTTGCCGACCTGCCGACGAAGAACATAGATGACAACGGCATTTTTAAGGCACTGGTCGGCGAGGACTACCTGACCGTGGAGAAGAAGAACAAGGACCCGTTCTCTTTTCAGTGCACGGCAAGGCTCTTGTTTTCGTGCAACAACATACCGAGGAATTACGGTGACAAGTCCGAGGGCTTCTACCGGAGGCTCATTATCATCCGGTTCAACCATACCGTACCCGAGAAGGACAGGGACCCGGATCTACTGGACAAGTTTCGGGGCGAAGCGGACGGGATATTCCGTTTCGCGCTGGAGGGACTCCGAGCCCTTATGGACAACGGATACCATTTCGATGAAACAGAGAAAAACAAAGCGGAATTACAACGATACAAGGAAGACAGCGATTCAGTGCTCTCGTTTATCGCAGATTGCGTGGAAGAAAAGAGCGGAAGCGTGGTGCCGTCAACGGAACTGTTCAACAAGTACAAGAAATACTGTGAAGATGCCGGTATGAAGGCATATGCGCAGAATAACTTCACCAAGCAACTGCTGGAAGCGATTCCCTCAGCGGAAAGAGGCAAGGACAGCCTCGGTAACAGGAGGGTAATAAAAAACATCATCATTACGGATGAACTGTTATAAGAGATCGCCACATGCAAGGAATCCGGGCAGGAATGCCCGGGTTTTCTTTGTAGTCGGGCAGTGTTTTCCAGCCATCGGACAGACCGGACACCAAAAACCCTATTTCTTTCTATATCTGTAAAAAAATTGTTGTTTTATTCATTTTTCTCGGAGATTTACGTCATAATGCATTTTTTGGTGTCCAGCCTGTCCGAAGCCTTGATTTTACTGGGTTTTTGGTGTCCGTTTTCGGACAGGCTTTTCCGTTTTCACCTGTCCGGGCCTGTCCGGAGTGGCTCGTCGGACCTGCCCGTGGAGGATTCCGCTCGGTTTTCGGACACCGGAACGGCGTTTTCGGACAGGCTTGGTGTCCGGAAAGGGGTATTTTCGGACAGGTGGTGTCCGGACGAAACGGTGTGTCCGACAAGCCGTGGTTGTTAATTTCGCCTTGTAGTAGGAGGTGGAAAACCATGAAGGAATCAGAAATCGTGAACGAGATCCGCACCTACCTGAAGGGCGTCCCCGGGTGCTTCTTCTGGAAGGAACACGGAGGCATGTACGGGACCGCCGGCATACCGGATATCATCTGTTGCTTCCATGGTCGTTTTTACGGTTTTGAAGTCAAAAACGAAATCGGCAAACCGACAAAGCTGCAGGAGGCGACGATCCGCAAGATCAACGCGGCTGGCGGTACGGCTGCTGTTGTGCGGTCCGTAGAGGAAGTAAGGCGTGTATTGGAGGAAGCGGAATGACTGGACATGCAAACAGGAGCAAGGCGGTCAAGGGTGACCCTTTTGAGAATTTGGCAAACGCCATCATTTTGCAGGCGGTTTCGGATTATCGTGCCGCCCTGCGCAGGTACCGGCGCCACGGCAGGCCTGACAGGGAACTGGAGGATTGCGAGAAGTTCTTCCGGTCCCAGTGGTTCGGCTGCCTCACGGAAGTGGATGGCAAATACCTGATCAGGAAAATCAGGGAGGAGGCAGGCATATGAGTATCATGTGGAAGTACCTTGATAAGAAAAACGCAACAATACGGGCGCTTGAGGATTACAGCAGCATGCAATTCATTATTGAGAATACGGATTCCCGAATCAGGCAGGAGCATTCCCGGATGACGGGACTGGCTTCACCAAACATGGACGGCATGCCGCATACCCATAACCCGCAGGCCTGTGAGGACCGGATCCTGAACGGCATAGAGGAGATTGATATCCTGAAGGAGCGCTACCGCCAAGCCGTGGAATACATGAGCTGGTTCGTCCCGGCTTGGAAGCAGCTGTCGGAGGATGAGAGGTACATCCTTGAAACCTTTTATGACGAGAATGCAGAGGGTGCCGTTTATGAGATCTGTGACCATTTCAACATCGAGAGGTCCAGCGCATACAACAAGAAGAACAAGGCCCTCAGCCATTTGACGGTGCTGCTGTTCGGGAAGGAATGAAGGAGAGTAATTTCATGGACACATAAAGTGCGGGAACCTGCTATGCTTATATTGTGAAAGATAGGAAAACCTCGGAGGGAAACTTCCGGGGTTTTCTTATGTCCGGATTTTATGACGGAGGCGATGGACATGCCATACAAACCAATGGTTCCCTGCAGGCATCCCGGTTGTCCGAACCTCGTGCCGGCAGGGCAGAAGTACTGCGAGAAGCATAAGGCCTTGCACCCGGAGGAAGTCCGGTCGGCAGCTGCCAGAGGCTACAACGCAAGGTGGAGAAGAGAGAGCAAGAAGTTCTTGGAACTTCATCCTCTCTGCGAGGAGTGCCTGAAGGAAGGGAAAGCAACACCGGCAACGGTCGTTGACCACATCATTCCGCACCGTGGCGACCCGAAGCTCTTCTGGGACCGGAGCAACTGGCAGGCGCTCTGCAAGAGATGTCACGATCAGAAGACGCGGAGAGAAGATAACAATCCGACATATCACTACTGAGGACAGCTTCGGCTGTCCTTTTTGATTGGGAGGAATGTCTATGAAGCCAATACCGAACTACCCGGGATACTTTGCTGATCCCTCCGGTGAAATATATTCAATGCGGACCGGTAAGTTGCATAGGCTTTCAAAACGATTTCATGATGGGTACTACAGAGTGCACGTAGTAACTGGCGGGCACCCAGCACGAAGAGATTCGAAGTACGTTCATACATTGATACTTAACGCTTATGTTGGCGAAAGGCCAAAGGATTATGTTTGCCGCCATCTGAATGGAAACTCTCTGGACAATCGACTCGAGAATCTTTGTTGGGGGACTCAAAGTGAAAACATGCAGGATGAAATAAGACATGGAACGGCTGTTTGCCTCAGACACGGAGAAGAGGCTGCCGCTTCAAAGCTAAGCTCTGAGGATGTAAGAAAGATAAGAGAGCTGTATACGGAAGGGCACTCACAAAGAGAAATTGCGAGTGCTTTTTCTATATCTCAGAGGCATGTCAGCGATATCGTGAGATATAAAACGAGGCGTTTTGATGGATTCCCGGGTGGGGTGGGGCCGCCACGATCCCTGTGGCCTGATGCCCCGGAGACCGCCGCCCCCCTTCGTGTTCAAATATCCCGGTTCAAACGGGGGATAAACCCATGAGGGGTATGCGGGGCCGAAATTTTGGAGGTATGAAATTGGCTAAAGACGGAACATACAGAGGCGGCAGGCGCATCCGGGCCGGTGACAAGCCCACGCCCGCCGCAGAAAAATTATCAAAAGAAGGCAGGGTCCGGATCATGCAGAATGATATCCCGGACCTGAAGTGCGAAGAATTGGAGGCCGTTGACCTTCCGGAGGGCGCAGTGCTTGAGGGAGTCGATATGCCGAAACCGGGAGATTACCTGTCTGCCCGACAGAAGGACGGGAAACCCCTCGGGGCAGATCTGATCTATAAGGAGACATGGCTGTGGCTGAAAGAGCGCCACTGTGAGAATCTGGTGAACCCGCGCCTGATCGAATCCTATTCACAGGCATTTGCCCGGTATATCCAGTGCGAGGAGGCGATCAGCACTTATGGCCTCCTTGGAAAGCACCCGACTACAGGCGGTGTTGTCACATCGCCGTTTGTACAGATGAGCCAGCAGTTCCAGAAGACCGCGAATCTGCTCTGGTATGAGATTTATGACGTGGTGAAGGAGAACTGCACGGAGGAGTTCGAAGGGGACCCGAATGACACTATGGAGCTCCTCCTGAGGGCCCGGAAAGGAATGTAAATGGACACAACGAAATTCCAACAGGTACCGATCGACAAACTGGTACCTTATGCAAGGAATGCACGGACGCATTCCAAAGAACAGATCGCCCAGCTGCGTGCATCGCTCAGGGAGTTCGGTTTTGTCTCTCCCGCCGTGATCGATTCTGACTATAACATCCTCGTAGGGCATGGCAGGGTGCAGGCGGCGCGGGAGGAAGGATACAAAACAGTGCCATGCGTTTTCGCCGAGAACCTGACGGATGCACAGAAGAAGGCATACATCATCGCGGATAACCAGCTGGCCCTGAATGCCGGTTGGGATGCGGATATGCTGTCCGTCGAATTATCAGACCTTCAGGGGCAGGCCTTTGACCTTGACCTGCTGGGCTTTGACGCGGAAGACCTCGGAAAGTACCTGAATGCTGGAGAAGAGGGACAGCAGGATGATTTCGATGTAGATGAGGAACTCGAAAAGCCGTGTTTTTCCAAGGAAGGTGATATTTGGCATCTCGGGAAACACACCGTGATCTGCGGCGACAGCACGGACCCGGAAGTGTACAACACACTTCTCGGGGATGTGAAAGTGAACCTTGTCTGTACGGACCCGCCGTACATGGTCTCGCTGGACAGTGCATCAGGAAAGATAAAGAACGACGACCTGAATGACAAAGACGCATATGATTTCCTGATGAAGGCGTTCACGGCCACGCATGGGTGTATGGCAGCGGATGCATCGATATATTGTTTCTACGCAACCATGAAGGCCCGGATCTTCTATGACGCCTTCGAGGACGCCGGTTTCAAGGTGGGTGCGGGCCTGATCTGGAGAAAGCCCCGGGCGCCGCTCATGCGGACCGACTGGAAGTTCAACATGGAGCCGATCATCTTCGGATGGAGGAAGGACGGAAAACACAAATGGTATGGAGACCAGAAGCAGAAAGCCGTATTCGACTTTGACGGGATCACGAATTCCAAGAAGGACGGGTTCGGGCACCCGAGCTCCAAGCCGGTCCCGTTAATCGCATATTTATTGTCACAGTCCAGCAGCGCCAATGGCGTCGTGCTGGATTCTTTTTTGGGATCCGCGACAACCCTGATCGCGTGTGAACAGCTGGGCCGTATCTGTTACGGCATCGAGCTGGAACCGAAGTTCGTGGATGTGGCAGTGCGCAGGTACCAAGCTACAGCCCCGACCGGGGAGATATACCTGCTCCGGGACGGGAAGAAAATGACACTGGACGATGCGCTGGCAGAAATTCCAGAGGAACCGGTTGTGTCTAATACCTGACGGTTCCGGTCCGGAATCTTTGTGACATTTATGCCTCCGGTAATCGTTGATAAATTTGCCGCACAGAGTGATCTATACAGTACCGAAAGGCAACAGCACCAAAGGAGGTACGAGATGGAACTCAATTACAACGTAACCGGAGACGAGAGGAAGGCACTGGTAAAGGCCATCAGCGGGATCACGGGCGAGAAGGCGGTGTACAAGCGCATGCCGACCTGCGCATACGAGATCGGGGCATTCACGGTCAGCAAGGAAGGGGCACTCTCCTTTGAAGACAGCGCATACGATGCAGCCCGCAACCTGATCGACAGGCTGCAGGAGCAGGGCTACAAGCCAGAAACACAGGAAACGACCGGAGAGACCGAGCAGGACGAAGGGACAGCGGACGCCCCGGACGAGGAGTCAGGAGCTGCGGACGAGGCCGATGAAGCGGCCACAGGGGAGCAGGAAGACGGCACAGGCCTTTCGATCAGCATCCCAGACGACTTCTCGGACGCAGAATTCGAGAACCTGCAGCGGCTAGCGGCTTCCAAGCAAACCCTGATGAAAGCGGCATTCGGGTCGGACGGGATCGGAATTTCGCGGGAAGAAGGGAAGGTGACATTCTCCGGGTTCACCGCATCGGACGGGGACCACACAGCCGCCTACATGCAATTCATCACGCTGTTGGCGAGAATGGCAAGGACGGCAAAGCGGGTAACGGCCCGGGACCACGATACGGAAAACCGGAAATACGCATTCCGTTGCTTCCTGCTTCGGATCGGGATGATCGGTCCTGATTACAAGAAGTCCCGCAGGATCCTTCTGGAGAACCTGACCGGCTCATCCGCTTTCCGCGACGGGAAGAGGAAGGAGGCCGAGGCATGATGTTTCCTTCAAGAGAAACGGTCGAAAGGATCAGGAAAGCCTACCCGGTGGGATGCCGGGTGGAGCTTACCCGGATGGATGACGTACAGGCCCCGCCGATCAGGACCCAAGGAACCGTGTACGGGGTGGATGATACAGGCAGCATCCTTGTCCGCTGGGATAACGGAAGCTCACTGAACGTTGTATTCGGCGAGGATTCCTGCAGGAGGATTGACGAAGGGAGGAAGGCATGAGTTTACCTGAAACCGTTTATGAACTCCGCTTCTCCCGGCAGGACGGGCGACCGGATGAGGTGCAGCAATATACGGAGATGGACACTGCGTTGGAGGTTTTCCGGTTGTTCTTTTCGCCTTGTAGTGAGGAGATGTACAAGACCATCACGCTGGCCAGCTACAATTTCCGATTAAAAACGGAAAAGCTCCTCTTCCAGATAACTTTCGTGGAAAAGGGCCCGGACGGGCGCCTGACACGGAAGGACTGGCGCAACTGGAAACCGGGCAGGCAGACTGTATATGAATACCATGATTTTGACGGGTATGGGGTGCTGAAAGGTGTCATAACAGAAACGGCTGCCAACCACGCAATCATGGAAGCTGATGGGATGCACCTCTGGATCGATGACGATACGGGGTACATGTTCCGATAGGAATCAGGATCCCCGGCCTCCATAGGAAAGGACAATGATGAAGGCCGAGGATATTTTACTGGATAACGGATATGAGAATGTAAAGCTGTTGGAGGATTTCTCCTATGATGACGCCCTAATTGGCGTCAGTGATGACAACCGGGCGATTTACGATTACGGCAAGATGGTTGACTGGCTTGTGAGAACCGAAGGCATGACCGAAGAGGATGCTGAGGAATGGATCGAGTATAACACGCTCCGCGCCCTGCCCTATTTCGGTGAAGACGCTCCGATAGTCATGCATCGGATCATCTTGTAAACATCACAATTCCATCCGGGTATCTTTGTGAGAAATGCACTCCAGAAATGACTGGATATACATGCCCTTCAGAGGGATATATGTACATGCCAAAGGGAAAGGCAGACAAGACAAGCACAAAGCAAGGAGGACAAAGCCATGACGAACATTTTTGAAGAAACCTACAACCGCATTCAGGAAGCAAGAAAAGCCTACAAGGAAGCTACCACCGCAGAGGAGAGGGATGCCGCAAGGGATACGGTAAAGGCCGCCGAGGACAGGATCGACGAGATGGGCGACATTGCCCACACAATCTACCGGGCTTACGAGAAATCAAGAGACAATGAGAACGAGATCTTAAACTTCGACGACATCATCTGGGACCGGGATGTGGAAGCCCTCACCGCCTGCATGAAGGAGAATGGCATCAAGGCCTTCACCTACTCCTGCCGGGCAACCGACGCGGTCGAGACGCTTTGGCTTTTCAAAGAGGCGGGCTGCACGATCGGCGAGATGGTCGAGGTCAACCTCCGGAAGGACTTCTTCGGCAAGGGCTACGAAAAGGGCCACGCCTTTCTGGTAAGCCTGAACTGAGAACAGCCGGGGAAGGGAGCCTGCCATGGGCTCTCTTTCTCGTAGAAATACACAACGGTATCCCCGGATCTTTGTGACATATATTCGTCGGTTTTCCTTGCTATAGTCACGGCGCGGAGTGATATATGTACATGCCAAAGGAAAAGGGCGCACGAAGAAAACGGAGGATAAAGACCATGTGGAAAAAAGGAAGCCTGAAGATTAACGACCAGATTTTTACCTACTGCGCAAAGGTATACGGAGAGCCAAGTGAGGATTACGGAATGGAGGGCGGCAGGATCAGCAAGCTCGAGATCCGCTTAGGTGACATGCCGGTTGCAAGATATGACAGGGGCTGGGACATTGAGCCCGAAACAGAGCAGGCGCAAATCGCCTACGCACTCCTCTTAAAGGAGTACAACTGAAAGAGTAATTTCGCGGACACATGAACATGGACTTTCATGTACACTGATATTGTGAAAAGTTCGAGAGAAGCCGGGTGCCGGCCTTTCTCTCGTTAACATATATGGAAAACACAAGGAGCCGACGGGGCTCCTTTTTTCGTGGGAAGGAGGGAGACGCTTGCAACGGGAAGGAAAATTCACGCCCACAAAATTCATGGCGGCGAACTCCCGATACAGCAAGGAGGACGCTGACCTTGTTGTTGCCTTTATCGAACAGCTGAAACATACCAAAGGAGAATTCTATAACCAGCCGTTCAAACTGATGCCTTGGCAGGAGGAGATCATCCGGAACATTTTCGGTGTCCTGAAACCTGATGGGACTCGTCAGTTTACGACAGCTTATATAGAGATCCCGAAAAAGTGCGGGAAAAGCGAGCTGGCGGCAGCGATTGCCCTTTATCTATTGTGCGCGGATGGCGAGCAACGAGCCGAAGTTTACGGTTGCGCAGCGGACCGGGACCAAGCGTCGCTGGTATTCGATGTAGCCTGCGACATGGTGAGGCTCCACAGGACACTGCGGAAATACTGCGACATTCGGCCAAGCAGGAAGACCATCCATTATCGGCCTACGAACAGTGTGTACAAAGCGGTGTCCGCTGATGTCGCCGGGAAGTCGGGCGTCAATGTATCCGGGCTGGTCTTCGATGAATTGTGGGTCCAGAAGGACCGAAAGTTCTTCGACATGATGGTAAGGGGAACGTCAGATGCCCGTCGGAATCCGCTCCATTTCATCATTACGACTGCCGGGAACGACAGGAACAGCATTTGTTATGAGATGCACCAGAAGGCGAAGGATATCCTTGAGGGCCGCAAGATCGACCCGACGTTCTACCCTGTGATATACGGGGCAGAACCAACGGATGACTGGACTGACCCGGAAGTGTGGAAAAAAGCAAACCCGAGCCTCGGTGTAACGATTGGGATTGACAAGGTGAAAGCAGCATGCGAATCGGCAAAACAGAATCCAAGCGAAGAGAATGCATTCAGGCAGCTGCGGCTGGACCAGTGGGTATCAAGTTCCGTACGGTGGATGCCATCCGAAACATGGAAGGCATGTTCATTCCCGGTGGAACCGGAATACCTGAAAGGCCGCGCCTGTTACGGAGGGCTGGACCTGTCATCCACAACGGATATCACGGCATTTGTGCTGGTATTCCCGCCGAGGGATGAGACGGAAAAATACATGGTCCTGCCTTTTTTCTGGATCCCGGAAGATAACTTGGCCCTCCGTGTACGACGTGACCACGTCCCGTATGAAAAATGGAAGAAGCAGGGCTACCTGCAGACGACGGAAGGGAATGTCCTCCATTACGGGTTTATAGAGAAATATATCGTGGAGCTGGGCAAACAGTACAACATCCGGGAGATCGCATTTGACCGGTGGGGCGCCACCCAGATGGTGCAGGACTTGGAAGATGACGGCTTTACGGTCGTGCCTTTCGGACAGGGGTTTAAGGATATGTCCCCTCCGACGAAGGAGCTGATGCGGCTTGCCATGGAAAAGAAAATCGCGCATGGCGGGAACCCTGTCCTGTCATGGATGGTTGACAACATCTATATCAGGACGGACCCGGCGGGCAACATAAAAGCTGATAAGCAGAAATCCACGGAGAAAATAGACGGTGCCATTGCAATGATAATGGGGCTGGATAGAGCGATACGAAACGGAAATAACGAAGGGGACAGTGTCTACGACAACCGGGGAATAATTTTTATCTGACGAAACGAGGAGGCAAAGAGTGAGCATATTTTCAAAGCTATTCAAATCAAGGGCTGATCCGCAGGATATGACGTCCGGTAGTGTGTACCGGGCATATTACGGGCACACCTCCTCCGGTAAGACGGTAACGGAGCGAAGCTCGATGCAGGTCACTGCTGTGTATGCCTGCGTCCGGGTACTTGCGGAGGCTGTGGCAAGCCTTCCGCTTCACCTCTACAAAGAGGAGGATGGAAGCAAGGTGAAGGCAACCGACCATCCTCTGTACTTCCTGCTCCACAGTGAACCGAACGAGGAGATGACTGCTTACTCCTTCTGGGAGACACTCATGACGCACATTCTCCTGTGGGGTAACGGATTTGTCCAAATCATCCGGAATGGCAAGGGTGAGATCACAGCGCTGTATCCTCTGATGCCCAACCGCATGACCGTGGATCGGGATGAGAACGGACACATCTACTACCAGTACCTCTGGTCCAAGGGGTCCGATGCGCCGACCATGAAGGAGACGATTGTGAAACTCTCTCCCCATGAGGTGATGCAGATCCCGGGACTTGGTTTTGACGGCCTTGTGGGATACAGCCCGATCGCGATGGCAAAGAACTCGATCGGACTTTCGATGGCCTGTGAGGAATACGGCAGTAAGTTCTTTGAGAATGGAGCCACTCCTTCCGGAGTACTTGAGCATCCGGGCATCCTGAAGGAACCGGAGAAGGTGAGGGACAGCTGGCAGGCGGCATTTGGCGGCAGCCAGAATGCGGGCAAGGTGGCAGTCCTTGAAGAGGGAATGAAGTATTCACCGATCTCGATCAATCCGCAGGAGGCTCAGTTCTTAGACGTTCGCAAATTTCAAGTTGACGAAATTGCGCGAATATTCAGAATACCTCCGCATATGATTGGAGATCTCGAGCATGCAACCTTCAGCAATATCGAGGAGCAGTCGCTCGAATTCGTGACCTACAGCCTGCAGCCGTGGCTCACAAGGATCGAGTCGGCAATTTCACGGTCACTCCTCACCCCGGAGGAGAAGAAGATATACTACGCGAGGTTCAATGTCGACGGTCTTCTTCGCGGCAACTACGCCTCCCGGATGCAGGGCTATGCAACCGGAATCAGTAACGGATTCCTTTGCGTGAACGATGTGCGCAGGCTTGAGAACATGGATCTTGTACCGGATGATGAAGGTGGGAACCTGTTCTTGGTGAATGGCAGCATGACGCCATTAAAGAATGCTGGCGCGGCCTACCAGAGTTCCGGTGGAGGAAGTGATCTGCATGAGCAGAAAGATCCCGGGCAGGAGTCAGAGCAGAATGAGCAGGAAGAAGATACAGCAAAACCCCAGAAATGGGGGAGGAGGATGAGATGAACGAGTTTTGGAGGTGGGTGCGGAACAAGGCACCGGATGGGAGTGATCCGGACCTTGCAGAACGGACCCTGTTTTTGAATGGAACGATCGCTTCGGAGAGCTGGTTTGACGATGACGTCACACCGGCTCTTTTTAAGTCCGATCTTGATTCCGGGAAAGGTCCGATCACGGTCTGGATCAATTCTCCGGGAGGAGACGTCTGGGCGGCAGCGCAGATCTACAACATGCTCCTGTCTTACGGTGGAAAGGTCACAGTGAAGATCGATGGCCTCGCCGCATCGGCAGCATCAGTCATTGCGATGGCGGGAGATGAGGTGCTGGTAAGCCCGGTGTCGATGCTCATGATCCATAACCCATCCACAATGGCGATGGGCGATAAGGATGATCTCGCACAGGCAATCTCAATGCTGGATTCTGTGAAGGATTCTATCCTGAATGCCTATGTGAAGAAGACTGGCCTTTCTAAGAATAAGCTCTCGAAGCTCATGGATGATGAAACATGGATGGATGCGAACAAGGCGGTGGAGCTTGGTTTTGCTGACCGTGTGATGGAGCGTCCGGATCTCTACCACGAGGATGGGCAGGATAAGAAGATCCCGGAAGAGCCTGAGCAGGAGGATGGTACTGATCCGGAAGAGGATCGTTCCAAGGAGGACACTTCCGGAGAGAGCCCTGACAAAAATGGAATGGATGAGGGCCATGACAAAATTGGAACGGGCTTTTTGTATTCCGGTCGTCAGATGGAGGCTGCTTTCACCAGCAAGGTGAGAAGACACTACGAAGTAAGAGACAAGGCACAGGATGGTCCTGTTGCCGGGGACAATGCAGAAGGCGGTCGGAGCGTGGATGCTCTCATGGATCGCCTGAATCTGCTGCACACAATAATGTGAGGAGGAAATCACATATGAACGTACAGGATTTGATTGCAAAGAGAGCCAAGGCATGGGAGGCGGCAAAGTCCTTCCTTGAAGCTCACAGGGGAGAGAATGGTGTTCTCTCTGCCGCAGACGGGGAAACCTATGACCGGATGGAGAAGGAGATCACGGATCTTACCAAGGAGATCGACCGCCTGAACCGTCAGGCAGCGATCGAGGCGCAGCTGAACCAGCCGACCTCTTCTCCGCTTTCTAGCATGCCTTCTGCCGGCGGGGAGAAGCCGAAGAAGCAGGGCCGTGCTTCTGACCAGTATGCCAAGGACATGCTGACCGCCATGCGCACGAACTTCCATCAGGTATCGGACATCCTGCAGGAAGGCGTTGACGCTGACGGAGGATATCTTGTTCCGGAGGAGTGGGATTCGAGACTCATTGATGTCCTTAATGAGGAGAACATCATGAGGGGCCTTGCGACCCAGATCACAACTTCCGGTGAGCACAAGATCAATATCGCCGGCGCAAAGCCGACGGCTGCATGGATCGAGGAGGGCGGGGCTCTCCAGTTCACGGACGCGAAATTCGGCCAGAAGATCCTCGATGCGCATAAGCTCCATGTGGCAGTAAAGGTAACCGAGGAGCTTCTCTACGACTCCATGTTTGATCTTGCCGGCTACATCACGAACCAGTTCGGCATTGCGATCGCCAATGCCGAGGAGGATGCTTTCCTGAACGGCGATGGCAAGGGGAAGCCGACCGGCATCTTTGATGAGACGAACGGCGGCACCGTGGCAAAGACACTCACCGGCACCAAGCTTGGCACCGACGATGTACTGGATCTCGTGTATGCCCTGAAGCGCCCCTATCGTAAGAAGGCATCGTTCATCATGAACGACCAGACTCTTGCGACACTCCGGAAGCTGAAGGACAACAACGGAGCCTACATCTGGCAGCCGTCCTATCAGGCAGGGGAACCGGACCGCCTTCTTGGCTATGCAGTTTACACCAGTGCCTTTGCACCGGAGCTGGCAGCAGGAAAGCCTGTGATGGCGTTCGGTGACTACAGCTACTACAACATCGGCGATCGCGGCACGCGTTCCATGCAGGAGCTTCGTGAGCTCTTTGCCGGCAACGGCATGATCGGCTATGTGGCGAAGGAGCGTGTGGACGGCCTTCTGGTACTCCCGGAGGCTGTGCAGATCCTGAAGGCTGGAGCATCTGCCTGATCGGTAGCAATTTGATTTTCCGGGGCTCGGGGTGTCAAAGCTCTGGGCTCTCTTTCTATGGGAGGCATGATGATCACACTGGAAGAAGCCAAGAAATACCTGCGCGTCGACGCAGATGATGAGGACGACATTATCCAGCAGGAGTTGGATGCAGCTGAGAGCCTTGTGTCATCCGTGCTCCGGAGGGACAGCCTTGAGGATTCAAACAGCCCGGTTGTCGTGGTGGCGGTCCTGTATGCGTTAGCCTACCTCAATGAGCATCGTGAGGAAGCGGATCATCATGCACTCACTATTACTCTTCGAAACCTGCTCTTCGGAGAGCGGGATTCGAAGTTTTGACGGAGGCACAGGATGGATATCGCAGCGATGAATGTTCGGCTCACAATTCAAAAGAACGAGGTCGTGAAGGATAAGTACGGCAACCACACCAATACGTGGGTTGACTTCTACACCTGCTGGGCGACGCCGGTACAAAGCGGAGGTTCGGAAAGCCAAGAAGCCGGGACCACCAACAGCACCGATGCGATCGACTTTACTGTCCGGTACGCGAAGTGCCTCGAAGGACTCGACTCCACAAAGATCCGGATTCGTCTGGGGGATGCAATTTACAATGTCACCACCATTGATCCGATGGGATTCAAACGCAATAGTCTGAAATTCAAGTGCGAGAAGGTGAAGCGATGAAGGTGAAGGCAGATGACCTTGCGGCCATAGTTGAAAAGACTCTCTCCGATTATGCAGATGATGTGAACGACATTGTGAAGCAGGAGATCAAAGATTCCGCTAAGGAAGCGGTGAAAGAGCTGAAGGAGAAATCGCCAAAGCGCACCGGCAAGTATGCCAAGGGATGGAGATCCACAGTGCAGAAAGAGACGGCGGTCGGTGCGGAGGTGATTGTCCATAACAAGATTTATGGGCTGACGCATCTTCTCGAGAAAGGCCATGCCAAGCGCGGCGGTGGGAGAGTCGAGGGAATTCCCCATATCGCCCCGGTTGAGGAAGAAATTACCGGGAAGCTGAGTGACGAGATTGAGAAGGAACTGAAGGGCTGATGCCGGGAGGAAGCGATGGACAAGATAATTAATATTCTGGAGGAGCTCGAGAAGCAGGGAATCCCATATGCCTACGATCACTTTGCGGAGGGAGAGGGACCGGATCCTCCCTTTCTCTGCTTCCGGTGTCCGAACAGCGATAACTTCGCTGCCGATGGTACGGTGTATTTCCCGATCACGGAGATCGACATCGAACTCTACACGGACCGGAAAGACCCGGATACGGAGAAGAAGCTGGAGGACCTGCTCACAAAGGGCGGGATCTTCTTTGATAAGACTGAGACCTTCATAGACTCCGAGAAGCTCTATGAGGTCCTGTATTCATTTGAACAGGAGGCCTGAAATGGCAAGTAAAAAGAACAAGGTCAAGTACAACCTGAAGAACGTGCACTACGCTATCGTAACGATTGCTGAGGATGGGACTGCAACCTTCGCGGATCCGGTGGCGTGGCCCGGTGCAGTATCTCTCTCGCTGGACGCACAGGGAGACCAGACGATCTTCTGGGCAGACGGCGTGCAGTATTTTGTCACTAATGCGAACAGCGGCTACAACGGTGACTTCGAGTCTGCGATGGTACCGGAGGACTTCCGGGAGAACGTGCTCGGCGAGATCAAGGACGGAAACGGGGTACTGATCGAAGATGCCGACGCCCAACCGATTCACTTTGCGCTGCTCTTTGAGTTTGACGGCGATGTGAACGAGATCCGTCACGTCATGTATAACTGCACGGCATCGCGACCTTCCGTGGCATCGTCCACGAAGGAGGACTCCATCGAGGTGCAGACCGAGAGCCTGACAATCAATGCCACCAGCATCAAGGATGCAACACTTGGAAAGAACATCGTCAAGGCCCGTTCCGGTGCAGACACAACGGATGCGACCTACCAGAACTGGTATAGCAAGGTCTACACACCTGCTGCGGCGAAGGCGACAGGCGCCACAGCTTCCACAACATCGATTACAACGACAAGCGGCAAGTGATAAGGAGGCAGGCTAATGTATCAGGAGATTACTCTTAAAACCTGTGGGGAGGGGGAGAAGAGCTTCCCGTTCCTCGCAACGGGAACCACAGCATATCGTTATAAGCAGGTGTTCCATCAGGACCTGATGATCCTCTTAAATAAAATGGAGAACAGCGAGGACGACCAGACCGACATGATGGTCGGTGACAAGCTGGCCTTCATCATGAATGCACAGGCAGAGAAGCGGGACATGAATACCCTGAACGTGGATGCCTTTCTTGAATGGGCAGACCAGTTCGATGGGGCAGAGCTCTTCCTGCACATGCAGGAGTTCGTTACGCTCTACCTTGGGTCGCGGAGGACAACGTCGAAGCCAAAAAAAGGAGTCGCCCAACTGAACGGGAAGTAAACACAGCCGTATTTATGCTGCGGGCCAAGCAGCTGGGTTTTTCTCTTGAAGAACTCGACAGCGTGGAGGAAGGCCTCGTGATGGATATGATCATTGAATCCGGAAATGACCTCTGTGATGACGAGTACAGACAGGTAGCAACGCAGCAGGATTTTGATTCATTTTGATTGAGCATCGGTGAATGGCCGGTGCTTTTTTCATGTCATGAAGGGAGGGTAGTCTATGGCAGATCGTATTAAAGGCATAACCATTGAGCTGGATGGCGATACTACCAAGCTCTCCAATGCCCTGAAGGGCGTGAACAAGGAGATCCGGGATACTCAGTCGAATCTCAAGGACGTCAATAAGCTCCTGAAGATGGATCCGGGCAATGCGGATCTTCTGGCACAGAAGCAGAAATACCTCACTGACGCAATCGATGCTACCAAAAAGAAACTCGCCGAGGAGAAGGAAGCCCTCGCACAGCTGAAGGCGGGGCCTCAAACGGAGGAGACGCAGAAGCAGCAGGAAGCACTGACCCGGGAGATCGAAGCTACCAAGCAGTCGCTGGAAGGACTCGAGGACGAGTACAAGAAGTTCGGCTCCGTTGCCGACCAGCAACTTCAGGTCGCCGGCGACAAGATGAAAGAGGTCGGCGGCAAGATCAGTAACGTCGGAGAAGGACTCACCAAGGGCATCACGGTTCCTGTCGCTGCCGCTGCAGGAGCTTCGGTTGCGGCTTGGAAGGAAGTCGATGAAGCCCTCGATACAGTGACCCAGAAGACTGGTGCAAGTGGTGCGGCGCTTGAGGACATGCAGAAACGTGCCAAGTCCATCGCGGAGACCATCCCGACGGACTTCCAGACAGCGGGTGATGCAATCGGCGAGGTGAACACAAGATTCGGACTGACTGGGGACGCACTGGAGGATCTCTCCACGAAGTTTGTGGAGTTTGCAACGCTCAATAGCACCGATGTATCTACTTCTGTCGATAACGTATCTTCTGTCCTCAATGCCTTTGGGCAGTCGTCTGACGATGCTGGGAACCTCCTCGATGCCTTGAACCAAGTCGGGCAGGCAACCGGTGTGTCGATGGATACCCTGTCGCAGGACCTAGCTAAGAATGCCAGCCAGTTCCAGTCGATGGGGTTTACCGCTGAGCAGGCGGCTGGCTTTATGGGAGCAGTTGAGATGTCCGGTTTGGATACCTCGACCATGCTCACTGGTCTTACCAAGGCGCAGAAGGTGGCTACAAAGAACGGCCAGTCCCTCAGTGATGCTTTGAAGGAATTCTCGAAGACGATGGGCAGCAATGCCTCGGATACGGAGAAGCTGCAGGCAGCCTATGACCTGTTCGGCTCCCGCGCCGGTGGTGCTATCTACAACGCGGTGCAGAGCGGGAAGCTTTCGCTTAGCGACCTCTCTACCACGCTCGGGGATTATGCAGGTTCCGTAGAGAGCACCTTTAACGAGACGCTGGATCCTCTCGACCAGATGACGATTGTCATGAACAATCTGAAAGACCTCGGTGCAGAAATCGTGGATGCTGCGGCTCCGATGATCACGGAAGCCATGACCCAGATCAAGGATGTGGTGACGTCCCTGAAGGATGCGTGGGATGGCCTTTCCCCGGGCATGCAGGAAGCAGTCGTCAAGGCAGCGCTGATTGCTGCGGCTGTCGGGCCTGTCGTGGTCGGTGTCGGCAAGGTCGTCACAGCCGTCGGCGGGATTACCTCGACGCTCGGCACGTTTGTCGGGTTCCTTTCCGGAACGGTAGGACCCGCAATCGCAGCAGTCTCTGTTCCGATCCTTCCGATCATCGGGATCATTGCAGCTGTCATAGCAGCAGTGGTCGCTGTCATAGAGATCGTGAAGCATTGGGGAGAAATCTCTGAGTGGTTCGGCGGCGTCTGGGAAACCGTGTGTTCCGGAGTACAGTCCATCGGTGAAGGGCTCGGTAGTTTCTTCTCCGGGCTCTGGGACGGTATCCAGTCTACCACGGAGACTGTCTGGAACGGCATCAGCGGATTTTTCACCGGGCTGTGGAGTGGAATCAGTACTATGGCAACGACGGTCTTTACCGGAATCTCCGATTTTCTTGGCAATACGTGGTCGACCATCAGCTCTGCTGCATCGACAGCATGGAGCGGGATCACCACGACACTCTCCGGTGCATGGGATGGCATCAAGACAACAGCCGGTACTGCTTTTGATGCCGTAAAGGCCACCATCAGTACTGCATGGGACACCGTAAAAACAAACACCGGCACCACGTGGGATGCCATTCAGGCATCGGTGGACGAGCACGGCGGCGGCATCAAGGGCGTGATCGGAACGGCGGTCGATGCCTACAAATCGATCTGGGAGACCGGGTTCTCTGCGATCAATGATCTTACAGGTGGCAAGCTCGGCGATGCACTGTCTGCAGCGCAGGGAAAACTCGGTGAAATCAAGGGAGCGTTCTCCTCGATGATCGATAACGCCAAGAGCATCGTGAGCGGAGGCCTCGACAAGATTTCCTCTTTCTTCTCCGGATGCCATCTGGAGCTTCCGAAGATCAAACTCCCGCATTTCTCCATCAGCGGAAAGCTCTCTGTGGATCCACCTTCGGTTCCTCACCTGTCTGTAGACTGGTACAAGAGGGCCATGGATGATGCCTATATCCTGAACAGCCCGACGATTTTCGGTGCTGCGGGAGGCAGACTTCTTGGCGGCGGGGAAGCTGGTCAGGAAGCTGTCGTCGGCACGGACAAGCTGGCAGAGATCGTGCAGGGCGCGCTCGCTGGTGTATCTGGCGGCGATATTATCATCCCGGTCTACATCGGACAGGAGCGGATTGATGAGATCGTCGTCCGGGCTACCCAGCGGAGCAATTACCGGTCAGGAGGGCGATGATGTTAAGCGATTATCCAATCTACTTTGATGAGACAAAGCTCTTCACACCGGAAAGCTGGGAGGAGAGTTATTCCGTCGTCGAGAGTACTAACCAGACGGAAGCAGGAACGGATCAGGTCATTGTCACAAGGTATGACAAGCTATCCGTTTCTGCTTCTTTTCAGTGTTCGAGCCACTGGGCAGCGACGTTTGCTGCATTCCGGGACAAGGACAGTATTGCGGTGAAGCTCTATGACCTGAAGACACAGGATTATAAGATACGCACGATGCGAATACGGAACTTCAAGACTGCCCCGGAGAAGAACTCGGAAAAGACGAAGGGCACGAATGGGCTCTATACGGTGAGCTTTGACCTGCAGGAATTCTGAGAAAGGAGGCGCTTCATGTACACCGTAAGTGATGCATATAAGACTGCCATGAAGCAGCCGGTTCAGAGATTCCGCATGACGGGAAAAGTCGGGAGGGTGACCTTTACGGATGACAACATTCTCTCGGGGTCTTTTTCCATCACAAACCAGTGCTCGGATGACTCTTCCGTCCAGATCGGGCAGGTCTATATCGGGGAACTGGACGTTACGCTCATGAACATGAATATTGCTCGCTACAGTTGGAAGGATCAGGAGATTTCGCCGGTGTTCGGAATGCGGCTTTCTGATGGAACTTATGAGGACGTGCCACTTGGCGTATTTACGATTGACTCCGCGAAGCATACGGCATCCGGTGTAGTGATCAAGGCCTACGATCACATGGCAAAACTGGACAAGAACTGCTCCGTCACATCCATCAATGGGACTGCTTACAACCTGATGCTGACGGCCTGTACCGCTTGCGGACTTTCTCTTGGGACCACCAGCGAAGAGTTCGCAGCAATGGCGAATGGAACAGATGAACTTTCCCTTTACAGTGAGACGGACATTGAGACATGGCGGGATTTCGTTTCTTGGGTTGCTGCAACGATAGCTGCAAATGTATATGCAGGTCGGGATGGGAAGATCTATGTCCGGGCTTACGATCAGACTGTGGTGGACGAGATCGATACAGAGCACCGGTTTACCGGATGTGAGTTCTCGGATTTCTCAACCAGATACACCGGCCTCTCCGTCGTGAATATCGATGCAAAGACCACGTCCTACTTTGCCCTTGATGTGGACGATGGCCTCACCTACAACATCGGCTCGGATCCTTTCCTACAGTATGGCGTGGACGAGAAGAAGGATGCACAGAGGAAGGCAATACTAACAGCACTTTCGAAGATCGACTATGTGCCGTTCAAGGCAGAACTGATCGGAAACCCTGCCTACGACCTCATGGACGTGTTCCGCTTTACCGATGGGCTTGCCGATAAGGACAAGCTCTTCTGCATGACGAAGTTCACGTTCAATTATAACCAGTCGTTTACGATGCAGGGGGTAGGACAGGACCCGGCTCTGGCATCGGCAAAATCCAAGACGGACAAAAACCTGCAGGGTATCCTCTCCTCAAATGAAAATCAGGAATACATCCGCTACTACGATTATCTGAACGCAACAGACTATGACATAGCGGATATGACGAAAGCCAAGATCATCGACATTCGCTATGTTACGGTAAAGGATACCCACATCGACTTTCATGCGGAGATCATGCTGACGCTCGATACGACAGAAACGGAAGCCGAGGATTTCCTGTCGGATACCGATACAGTGGTGACCGTCACCTACTACCTGAACGGGGAGGAGATCAAAGATTACGTCCCGGTGGAAACCCTCCCGGATGGGACACACCTCCTGCATCTTCTTTTTACATGGAACAGTACGGCAAATCTTACCGGGAACTTTGCAGTTTGGCTCTCGATGGCCGGTGGCAACTGCCATATCTCACGCGGAGATGCCAGAGCTTACATGGCGGGACAGGGGCTGGCAGGAAGCGGTGCATGGGATGGAACGATCACTGTTTATGATACAGTTCCGGGAATGAACCTGTTTCCGGTGTATCGGGACTTTGATACCTCTGTAGTGTTCAGCCTGCTTTCGCCAGAGACTGCAGGCTATTCCGACATCGTTCCGTCGATGTCTCTTGTGAGCGTGCTTCAGCCGATCGCCGGCACCATTGGTGCGGTGAAGTTCCTGCACCGGTTTGATACAGAGCACCTTGACGTAGTCACCTACAACTCGGATGAGATTGAAGTGAAGGATGGCGTATGGAAGCTGAAAGATGGGGTGACGATCGCGGAACTTGTGACAAAGGATTGTGAAGTAGAACAGGTTCTCAGCACCACGTCAAACTGTGACAGCAATAACGTGAACTTTCTTGCCTCCTTCGATCATGGCGGCACATGGTGGGAATACGCCAATGGCTGGATCATACCGGATACCACGAAGGAGTCCTATGGGATGTTCGCACCGGCAATGAAGGAGATCACAAAGGAACAGTGGGCCAAGAAGCTGGCAGGCTCCATCCAGCTGAAGGCGATCATCCATGAGAAAGGAACGCTTACGGATATCCAGATCTTTACGAAAGAGGTGGAGGAATGATCAAGGGACATACAAAAATTGAGCTCTTTAACGCGAAGACAGGAGAGTGCGAACTCAAATATGAGAAGGATAATCTTGTCACCAATGCGGTGCAGGAACTGATCGCTTTCCAGACGATGATCGGAAGATCGATGAACAGCAATGTCTTTCCTATTGCAAAGAATGCTCTTGGCGGCATCATGCTTTTTGATGGAAAGCTTACCGAGGATGTGAACAATACGAACTTCCCGACGGAGGCTAAGCTGGTCGGCTATGCTTCCCGGGATACCAATACCGATGATGCAATGCGTGGTTCCTTAAATGCCATCGAAACACACAAGACCGATACAGGCTATGTTTCCGTATGGGACTTTGGTACCGCACAGGCAAACGGAACCATCCAGTCGGTTGCCCTGACAAGCGCCTATGCCGGTGTGAATCCCTTCCAGAGACAGGTCTGCGGCGACTTTTTCTGTGACATGGATACCATCGAAAGCAAGGAGCATAACGGGAGACCGTTCTTCGTTAAGGATGAGTTTGTCTACTGGCTGAATGCGGATGGTGTCACAGTCCAGCGCGGAAGGTTTGATCCCTATGCGGTGAAGGTGGCTGACCTGACCTATGGCTCTTTTACCCTTCCGTATGAGACCGTAACGACACTGGCCCTTCCTGACTATAAGAATTTTAGTAATATCGGGCCTGCAAAATACTGGATGCCCGGTACTGATGGCTACCTCTATCTCATCACGCAAAACAACCGGGTTAGTAGCTATACCTCTTACGGCAACACCTACTACAACTATTATTACGATGAGGGAAATGAGAAGGATGACGCAAAGCTCTACAACACGAAGTACAAGATATCTGATCTTTCTTTTGAGAAGCAGCAGGAGGAAGTGATCACTCTCGCTGGTGTGCATCTGGCTTCGCGGAATGAGTATTCAATCGTTATCAACAGGGGATACCTCTATGCCAGATCTTATGACAGCCACAGCATCTACATCGTAAACCTGACGAATACGGTGGATATCAAAGTCTTTACCTTCGATAACGGCGGCTCCTTTGATTGCATGTCTCCGATGCTCTATAACGGTGGCATTCAGTATCAGTACGGATACCAGAAAGATGGGAGTACCTATTACAAGACCGGATTTTTATATCCGGATGGTACGCACTCAGAAGAGGCTGTGAACGGAGCGGCTGTTGCGATGCCGTGTATTCTCAACTCAGATGGGAAGATCCTCGCAACCTATCATTACGACGGCTATTACGACAATGACCGGATCCGGACGGCGCTCCGATGTGCCTACCTTGGCACGATCAACAACCTGTCGTCCCCGGTAACAAAGAATGCCTCGCAGACCATGAAGATCACCTACACACTGACGGACAAGGAGGACGCCTGATGAAGCAGTACGAAGTACCATACAACTTTTCCTATGACTTTATCCCGAAGCTCTCCCGCAGACGAGAGCTTTTTTCATATATCCGCTGTATCTATCTACCGGCATGGAAGGAGGATGCCACCAGTACGCGGCAGGACATCGAGACAAGGGAGGAGTACCCGAAATCCTATGACGAATACGTCCTGCGCCTGAAATGCCTGCAGCAGCTCGGGCTTCCGCTCTGTGTTCTGATGCAGAGAAATGCGACACTGGATGTGTTGGAGAAGTATTACGACCTTGGTATCCGGATCTTCACGATCAGTGACCATGCACTTGCGATAGCGGCAAAGAGCAGGCATCCGGACATTTCAATCACTCTATCCATTACCAGTGCTCTGACGGAGACGGATATCAAGAGCCGGGACCTCTCCATGTACGACCATATCGTTCTGTTCTACTGGTTTTCCCGTCACCTTGATGCGGTGAAGTCTCTGCCTAAAAAGTACAACTACATCCTGATACCGAACACGGATTGCTACTGGAACTGCAAATGGCACGATGCACATTGGTTTGCCACAAGCCGGGAAGCGGAGATGGCTGCCACGAGTCAGTGCAGAAAAAGCATTCGTGATATGCGGGACACCTCGTACATTGAACCTGAAAATCTTTCGTACTTTGACCCGTATATTGACAGTTACAAGCTGGTGGATCGTCTGAATACGACTGACCAGATTCTCACTGATCTCGAACGGTACACCTCCCGAAACGCCGGTGCACAGAAGCGGGAGGAGGCATACTTCAATGTCGATTAAGAAAATCCAGTACGGTGGAGTACACAAGGTGATCCAGCGGCTCTGCGAAGCAGTAAACCAGTTGATCACAGCGGAAGAAACATTCTCAAAGTTTGATGCGGATGGCGATGGAATTGTTGACAATGCCGCCAAGGTGAATGGCCATACCGTATCCTGTGATGTTCCGGAGAATGCGGTTTTTACGGATTCTGCCTATGACGACTCTGAAGTCAAAGCTGCGGTGAAGGCAAACACGGACGCTCTCGGAGGACATTCCGTGAAAACGGATGTACCGGAAGGAGCAGTCTTTACGGATACCACTTACACATTTGAGTTGAGCGATGGACAGCTTACGATCCGGTCCTCAGCGGGTACCAAGCAGGTCCTGACTCTGCCGACCTCTGGCTCAGGAGGATCCAGCGGAGATGTCACGGAAGTCACAAAACCTTCCTTCGATCATATCAAGAATGTCGCTGCAGTGACGAAACTTGCGCTGGATATCGATGATGGAAATGGATTTGTTACCTACAGGGCAAACAGCGCGGTTCATATAAGCAAGGCCTCCATTGGCAAGAGTGATCCGGATATCCGTCTGAAAGTTGTCGAGGTGCAGCTTTCGGATGGAACCCTGTCGATCGATATGGATACCTACAATGGTTTCCGGTTCTATGCGACGACGGGAAAATGCATCGTGGATAACGGAGACAATGGTACGACGAGCTATCCGGATGCAGACCAGATCGGGCATTTCAAATTTGCCGATGGTGTTGCCAATGATGAGACAACCCTGATGGCATACAATCAGGCAACGCTCAAGTACAAATATCTCATGGTGTATGTAGAAGATTAAGGGAGGTGATTCCATTGGTTGATTTTATCTTTAAATACTGGATTCAGGAGCTCTTCGCCCTGATCATCGCCGTCATCACATGGCTGTGGCGGGTGCTGCTTCGAAGGAAACAGGAGAATGACGAAATCAAAGAAGGAATGATGGCACTGCTGCATGACCGGATCTTTCAGGCCTGCAGCTTTTTTATTGCCCGGGGATGGTGCTCTCCGGATGACCGGAGCAACCTCGAGTACCTGTACAAGCCGTACAAGGCACTCGGCGGTAATGGCACTGGTGAGTCCCTGTATAAGAAGTGTCTGGAACTGCCGCTTACGGCAGACAAAAAGAAGGAGGTGAAGTAGCTATGGATTTTGGAATTGCAAGTGTTGCGGCAATTACCGTGATTGCCTATCTGGTCGGCATTGGCTGCAAGGCAGCAGGCTCCGTAAAGGATGAACTTATACCGGTGATCTGCGGTTGTGTCGGCGCCGTGCTTGGCATTGCAGGACTGTATCTGATGCCTGACTTCCCAGCAAAGGATGTGATCAACGCACTGGCCGTTGGTATCGTATCCGGTCTTGCCGCGACTGGCGTCAACCAGATCTACAAGCAGCTGATTAATGCGAATCAGTGAGAGGAGGTGATCCTCATATCCCGGCTGCTCCTTCCGTCAATGGAGCGCATCTGGCTCTCTGGGCATCACAACCCGAAGGGCTTTTCTTTTTGAGAAAGAGGAGAAGATTATGAGTGAGTTCAAAGGTATCGATGTCAGCCACTGGCAGGGACATATCGATTGGGCGAAGGTGAAGGCTGCTGGTGTTCAGTTTGCCATCATCAAGGCCGGTGGGTCGGATGACGGGCTCTATACCGATCCCAGATGGGAAGAGAACTATCGCGGTGCCAAGGAAAACGGCATCGCTGTCGGCGCGTACTATTTCGTTGGTCCTGCCTGCACTTCAGCAGAAGCGGGTCGCGCCGATGCGGGGCGTTTTCTCGCGCAGCTAACGGGAAAGCAGCTCGAATATCCGGTGTTCATGGATGTTGAAGCGACAACGGCAAATGAGAAGGCCGGCGCTACGGAAGCAGCGATTGCTTTCTGCAGAGAGCTGGAGACGGCAGGTTATTATGCAGGAATCTACAGTTCCACTTATTCAGGGTTCCGGGACCGGCTGGAAGATTCCAAACTCACGCCATTTACTCACTGGGTAGCACAGTATGCTACGAAATGCGAATATGGTGGGGCTTACGGCTTATGGCAGTATTCGTCATCCGAACGGGTGAGCGGCATCAACGGCAACGTGGACATGGATATTTCCTATCAGGATTATCCCTCCATTATCAAAGCGGGTGGATTCAACGGATACGCAAAGCGGGTAGCTGCAACCCAGCCGGTCACTCCGGTCCATCCCAAAAAGACAGTGGATGAACTTGCCCACGAGGTTCTTGCAGGGAAATGGGGTAATGGTGAGGATCGTAAGAACCATATCACAACTGCCGGGTATGACTATGCTGCTGTTCAGGCAAAGGTGAATGCGCTGCTCCACGCACAGAGCAGACCGCAGGCTGTTTACTATACGGTGCAGAGAGGTGATACGCTCTCAGCAATCGCCAGAAAGTACGGAACGACTGTGACAGCGATTCAGAAGCTCAACTCTTCACTAATCCGGAACGTGAACCGGATTCAGGCGGGATGGAAGATCAGGGTGAAATAACAAACCGGCCCACAGGCGATTTTAACAAGTTGCCTGCGGGCCTTATTTTTATGCCTCCGGTTCGTGTGGTTGTTAAATCGGGCTTGTAGTAGGAGGTGGTTGAGATGACCGACTACGAAAAGCGAATCATTCGGGAACTTAGGATCAAAGGGAAAGGATACAAGGCAATCTCGGCAGAACTGGGGATCCCTGTCAGCACAGTGCAATCATTCTGCAAGCGGAACAATTTGAACGGGTCAGGTTCAGGAGACGGAACACGATGCCTGAACTGCGGGAAGCAGATCGTGCAGAAGCCGGGAGTCAGGAAGATCAAATTCTGCTCTGATAAATGCCGGTGGCATTGGTGGAACACGCACCTTAATGAAGTGCATCGAAAATCATTTCATACATACCAGTGCAAATACTGCGGAAAGACATTCGAAGTATATGGAAACAGGAAACGGAAATATTGCTGCCACAATTGCTATGTACTGGATCGTTTCGGGGGCGGTGCTGATGAAACATGATGAAATGAAACGTACCGCCCAATATGAATCCTCAATGAACATGTTCCGGAAATGGCTGGAAACCGGCCTTATTACGGAGGATGAGTACGCCATAATTGATACAAAGATGCAGGCTAAGTACCGGCCAAGATTCGGCAGTTTATTCTCCGATCCATCGTTGCTATAAGCAAAGCACAGAGCAAATATGAAACATGGAAAGGAGGCAGAAAATGCCAGAAGTAGTAAAAATCGAAGCCAGAAAGCAGGGCTTCGGAAGGAAGAAACGTGTGGCTGCCTATTGCCGTGTTTCAAAGGATTCTGAGCGGCTAATGCATTCCGTTGCAAACCAGATCAGCTATTACAGCAGCCTTATCCAGAAGAACCCGGAGTGGGATTACGCCGGTGTGTATGCGGATGAAGGCATTACCGGAACCGACGCCACGAGGCGCCCCGAGTTCCAGCGGATGATTGCCGACTGCGATGCCGGGAAGATTGACATCATCCTTACAAAATCCATCAGCAGGTTTGCCCGGAATACCTTGGACATGCTGAACACGGTCAGGCACCTGAGGGAGCTTGGAATTGAAGTCCGATTTGAAGAGCAACATATCAACACCCTGAGTGGCGACGGGGAACTGATGCTCACGATTTACGCGTCATTTGCTCAGGAAGAGAGCCGGGGAATGTCGGAAAGCATACAGTGGTCGAAGAGGAAAACACAGGAAAAAGGTGAGATGACCTGCGGGAGCGTCCCTTACGGGTATAAATACAAAAAGGGCATCGTAAGCATTGCCCCTGAGCAGGCGAAAGTGGTGGAGATGATATTCCGGGACTTTGCGGAGAATGGACTTACCACCTACCAGATCAGGGATAAGCTGAACGGCCTTGCGATCCCGGGCCAACGCGGCGGGAAATGGACATCGACGACAATCTACCGGATGCTGCACAACGAGTTCTACGCCGGGGACCTGCTCCTCGGGAAATATTACTGCACGGATCCCCTGAAACATGAGAGAAAGAAGAACAAGGGAGAGCGGACCATGTACTATTGCGAGGATGCCCATGAAGCCATTATTGACCGAGAACTCTTTGAGAAGACCAAGAAGAAATGCGAAGAGAATGCTGAGCTTGGGCGATACGTGAATAGGCGAGTGACAAAAAATTGCTTCAGTGAAAACATAATCTGTCTGGGATGCGGCAGGTACATGCACCGGGAGATGATTAAACGGAGTAGAGGAACAAAGGCGCCGGTGTGGACCTGCAAAAGAAATGGCGGGAAGTGTGACGTGGCGGCACCGCTGGAATCAGAACTGGAGGCCCATGCCGCCGAGGCCATCGGGATCCCGGAATTCTCAGAAGAAAAGTACAAAGCTGCAGTCGACCACATGGAAGTTGGGTCAGATGATATTTTACACATCTTCCTGAAAGACGGAGAAGAGAGAACCTACCAGCTTCATCGAAGGAGACAGCACACCGGGCGTCCGAAGAAGGAGGGAAGCTATGACTAAGAGAGTTACGGTAATCCCGGCGAAAGTTGACCGGTTTACGGCCCAGCCCCTCAGCAGGAAAACAAAGCGAAGAGTCTGTGGGTACGCAAGGGTTTCCACCGATCATGACGAACAGCTAACTTCCTACGAGGCGCAGCTGGATTACTACACAAGTTACATCAAAGCCCATGATGACTGGGAATTTGCCGGGATGTATTCCGATGAAGGAATCAGCGGTACAAACACCAAGCATCGTGCCGGGTTCAATTCCATGGTCCGGGATGCGAAAGCCGGGAAGGTTGACCTGATCCTCACAAAGTCGGTCAGCCGCTTCGCACGGAACACGGTCGATTCCCTGACAACTATCCGGGAACTGAAGGAATGCGGGGTTGAGATTTATTTCGAGAAAGAGAACATCTGGACAATGGATTCCAAGGGCGAGGTCCTGATCACCATCATGAGCTCACTGGCGCAGGAGGAATCCCGGAGCATTTCTGAGAACGTCGCATGGGGCAAAAGGAAAGGCATGCGAGACGGGAAGGTAAGCGTCAATTACAAGCGGTTCCTTGGCTATGGAAAAGGAATGCAGATGATCCCGGAAGAAGCGAAAATTGTAAAGAGCATCTACCGGCTTTACCTTGAAGGATTGTCAGAGCAGGCTATCTGCAACAGGCTCATGGAGAAGGGCATTCTTTCCCCGGGCGGGAAAACAACATGGCACCGGTCACTGATTAAAAGCATCCTCACGAATGAGAAATACAAAGGCTCGGCCCTCCTGCAGAAGACATTCACCGAAGATTTTCTGACGAAGAAGCACAAGAAGAATAACGGGGAACTTCCGCAGTACTACATCGAGAAAAGCCACGAGGCGATCATTGACCCGGATATTTTCCAGAAAGCGCAGGATGAACGTGCGAGGAGGAACCAGCGGACCCACCATTACAGCGGGGTGAGCATCTTCTCCTCCAAAATCATCTGTGGGGAATGCGGCCACCCATTCGGTTCAAAAGTCTGGCATTCGAATGACAAGTACCGTCGGGTCATCTGGCAGTGCAACCAGAAATTCAGGGACAAGGACCATCGGTGCGAAACCCCACACCTTATGGAAGATGAAATAATGGAAGCGTTTGTGAAAGCCCTGAACAAGTTCATCGCCGGGAAGGACAATGAGATTGCAGATGCAAAGATGGCTCAGCAGCTGCTCTGTGATACCACTGAACTGGAGAAGCAGAAAACCTCATTAGAGAACGAGATGGAAATCGTGAACGAGGCCGCAAAAAAACTGGTGGAGAAGAACGCCCGGGTGACGATGGACCAGAACGAATTCCAACAGGAATACGGCGACCTCGAAACCCGGTATCGGAAAGCAGAGGAGCAGATGGCAAAGGTCACCGGAGAGATTGAAACAAAGAAGCGACGTCGGGATGAATTGGGCCGGGTGATCAGTTTGCTGGAGAAAGCAACCGGCCCGGTGCAGGAGTTTTCGGAACGCCAGTGGGGGGAATTCGTAGACCACATGACGGTGTTCACGAAGACAGACATACGGGTGACCATGAAGGATGGGACGGAGATCAGGGTTTAGCTGTAAAGAAGGAGAAAGGGTTTCTGCTGGTGCGGAGGCCCTTATTTTATTTTTGTGGAGGGAATAACAGAAATCTGTTATATTGGGGAGGAAGAGGTAATGGGCGGGGGCTTCCATTCATATCGAGCACACGTTTGCGTGGAGTATGGAGCTGAGGCTCTGTGCGCCACGTTTTATTTTGAAGAGACTTTATGGAGAAGGCATATGAAACTGGTTATTTATAAAGGCTTTGATAAGAATTTCTTAAGTCAGCTTGAAGCTACACCTTTAGTTAACACTTCTATTGATGATAAAAAAGACGTACTCAAATTTGATAAACAGACACGGAAAAAACTTGAGATGGGGTTGTTAATGGAGCCAGCATCAGAAGTCTGGATTACTTATGAAGAGTACTCCCTTATAAGAAACCGTGTAGAAGATGCCATAAAAGAAGACGAGCTTCAAGTAACCATATATAAGAATAATCTTTATCCGGAATGCTATCCTCTTGAGTTTACTGTCTCTCAGGAAATGGCGTTAGAGATTCCACGGGTATTGAATGGGGATACC